ATCTATGGGAATTCCCTTCATACGATTTTTCATGTAACCACCAACTCCTGTTTCACTATCTGCAAAATCATGAGCTTCTTTTGCAGAAAAACCTGCATCAATAAAACTTTGGTATATTTTTTGATATTTATCTACCATTTCATTAATGCCAGCCATCTTCATATTCTCTGGTCTTACGTCTCCTTCTACGGTGATAGGAGATGCACCAGCTTCTAAACTTTTAATTCCTTCTTCTGGAGTTCCCGCGTATAGTCCCACTCTTCCGCCTTTAGCCATTACTTGAGTATATCTATCCACTCCCATATCATCAATTGCTTCTTGTTCACTAAAATATTCTTTTCCATCAATGATCATTCCACGTGTTGGTTCTGGATCACGGAATGTATAAATACCTTTACCACTTTGATAATTTCCAGCGTCATAAGTTTTATCTGGATCATAGTAAATATCTCTTGCACCTCTCATCATTGATCGTCTTAATCCTTCTTGATATTGTGCAAACTGGTCTTCAGGTGTAGTAAAAAATTTATCTATGGATAATGGATTATATGGATCACCCGCCATAGGTAGAGGTCCCATCATTGTATCTCCGTATACACTTTGCATAGTATCTGCATAAGCGATTGCTTTTATTTGTGCAGGACTTAATCCTTGGTTACGGTAGCTTCCATAAATATTAGCTTCATTAATTGGAGTAGTTGGAGTGTTCATATTATAAGGAAGTGCATTTATACCATACATCTGCTGTCCACTTGGACCTGTTTGATTTACAAATCTATCTCTAAGTTCTAGTCCACCCAGTCCGCTTAAGTTTGATCCTCCTCTTGTTCTAGCTCTTTCATTCATTTCTCTTTGTAAATTATTACGTTGTATATTTTCAGCTTGAGACAATTGCATTCTCGGATCAACTGCAGGTGTTCCATCTTGAAACCCGGCTCTTCCGCCTGTTGCTGCTTGCATATAACTTCTTGGTGTTAGAAAACGATAACCTTTGTCGTATGCTTGAGATTCACTTAAAGCTCCTGATCGATAGTTTTTCATATCTTCTTGAATTAAATCTAATCCTAAACCTTTACCTCGATACACATCTTGTGCTAATTCTTTTGCTTCTTCTTCTGTTTTACCTTTAGACATAAAGTAAGTAAGTAAACTTGCTCCTGTAATACCACCGAAAGCGGTTGGCATTTTAGATCCAAAACCTCCCGTTAAACCCATTTTAGCTAAAATACCTGATGTACCAGGTATACCTGCTCTATGTATATTTCCTGCTATATTGGCTGTTCCAAATAACTTAGGTCCCATTCCTCTAACAAATTGTCCAATACCCGATCCACCTACTCTAGCTCCAATTCCACCAAGACCAGATAATGGTCCCATACCCATAAGACCTGCTCCACCTAAACCTAAAAGTGCAGCTTTACCTACAGGACTTTTAACGACATTTGAAACAACATCTTTAGCTTTTCCTAAAGCATCACCAACAAAATCTACGACGTCTCCTAAGAAGTATCCCTGTCTTGGAACGGCATTCATAATGCCACCATTTTTACGTAATTGTCTGCGAATCTGTGCTCGTGTTATCATATCTAATATAGGTTATTTATTTAAAGGCAGGGTTTTAACCTGAGCATATACTATTACTTAATTTAACTTAATAAATCAAGCTTATGTTGTAACTTCTCTAGGCTTTATTTCAAGGGCCGATAGCACCACATGAAGCCTATTAGCAGTCGCTGCTGTGACCTTTATAATTTCGCTTTCTTCAGCGACTAAAGGGCCCGTTAACAGCTCTGATGTTGCGTTTGCTGATATCGCCTTAGTCTTAAATAGACTAAAAACAGCTGAATCAGTGTCAGTTATTGTTACGGTAATGGTATCAGCATTACCAGAATCTTCAGATACGAGTATAGATTTAATGACAGCAGTTGTAGCTGTCGGCACAGTATAGATTGTTGTAGCACTAGTGCTCGTTAAATCTACTTTTTTATTTACAAATGCGTTTGACATTATCCTAAAAATAAAGCAAGTGCTTCTGCTTCCTCTTTTATTTCTTGTTGAAAAGATGTGTTAAGTTTTTGTACCACAGAATCCACATCTCTTACAAATGATTGTTGAACCTGTTGATCATACTCAGGTAAAGGCTGTGTTAAAGATTGTACTATTCTAGCCATTATCGTCTACCATCCGGTTGTATATCTAATCTAAAGGTACCCACTTTCCAGTGTTGTGCTAATCCTGTATTGGATACTTTTAAAGCAATCGCACGCGCTCGTGCACGAGTATCTATTTTATCGGTTGATGATGTAATATCAAAAGGACCTAAGGAAGAACTTGCTTCCGAATCTGTTGGATAATTTTTTAAATTAAGTGTTACTCTTGTTGTTCCTGTTTGTGTTAAAAAGTCTGGTAGCACTCTTCTTATTTTCATCATTACTTCACCAGCATTGGTATCTCCTTGAAGATTACCTTGTACACCTAAATCAAAATCTCCTGATTGTATATTAGCTGTAATCGCTGTTGATGTTCCAGCTTTAATTTGATTGTTACCTGTTTCATGTTCATAATAAGTTGTACAACCATCGGTATTACCTACCGTTGAATCACTTGTTGAACTTGAATCATATTCTGTTGCATGCGGCTTGCCAAAAATATGTGAATCTGACCATGCAGATCTTGCTAACGAGCTTGTTGTCCATACAGCTCTTTGGGGGGATGAATCCATATAATTATAAGTGACTGATCGATTGTTTGATGCTGAACCACTTCCAGGATAGAACCATGTTACTTCACCAAACAAATTGTTTAATCCTGCGTAAATATGATTTTTAGGAACAGTGTTAATGTCATCATAGACATAATCTTCAACTAAACACGGTAGGGATTCTAGTCGACCGGTATATCTAAAGAAACCATTTTCTGACATCCAGTAAGCTGAACCATCTACTTCTACCGCTGCATTTTTACCAATAAGTCCACAGTTCGTACCAACCTGTTGAAAAGAAAAAGTAAAGGGAGCTCCTACAAATCGCATAATAAATAAAGAGGTATCCGTCCAAATATAAATAGCATCACGACCTCTTATAGCTCCAACAATTCTTGTACCATCTGCAAGTCGCTGTGTACCTGCAGTATTGGTTGCAGTAGGTGTCCAGTCCGTTAAAGACTCTTGATCAGACCATCTTATATACATATCGTCTTGTGTTGATGTTGTACCGATTGTTGTTTCTGTACCAAAAGCAACTAAGTGCCGATCGGGTGTAGATACTAACGTTTGTGTTGTTGCTGTTGGACAACCTGATATAACGGTTGCTCGTGTTGATGTGGCTCCTGTTGCATTGGCATTCCATTCAAAAGAGGATCCATCAACAATCGTTGCAATCAATTTATTTCCAAAATTATCAAGTGTCCATAAACCAGGAGCGGTTATAATATCTCCTGTTTGTGATGCACCCCATTTTGTATAATCTGATGCATCAGTTACGGATGCATTATCTGAGTGTGATGCAGCAGTTGTATTATCAGATCCCCTTGTTAATCCTGATAGTGTATTCGTTCCTGTTGTGTTTGTGGTATAAGCAATACGTTCGCTGTCAATTAATACCGTTCCTGATGCAGGAAAAGAAGCTGAATCATCTAAAACAATGCTTGTCGATGAATCTGTTAAAGCGCCATTCAATGCATCAACGAGTTCTCCAGCAACCGTACCACCCCATAAACCTAAACCCCAACCAGCGGCTGAAGCTTCTGTAGCTGGGCCGATAGAATAAAAATGTTTAACTCTTACTCCTCCGGATGTACTGGCTCCCGATCCACTTTCGGCTGATCCCATTTCGACGGTAATGGTTGTGCTGGATGGAATGGAGGTAACCATGAAATTCGTATCGTCAAAATCATCAGAATCAAAATTAGAATTGGTAGCAGAGCTAAAATTATCACAACGTATAATATCAAACTTAGAAATACCATGAGCGCTCGCAAATGTGATCGTAACTGTTGCATCGCTTTGTGTTGTTGTAAAAGCATTAGTTAAAGTTGTTGTACTTTTTAAAGGAGTTATATCATAAAAAGCTCCTCCTGAATAGACGTATAAAAATCGGTTTGTTCCTAGTGCAGCATACTTGATACCATCGGAACTGACAAAATGGTGTAGAGCTGTGTTTCTACCTGTCAGTGTGTTGTCTCCTAGCTGAGCCCAACCACCTACTTTTTCTGGTGTGCCATATCTAAAACGCACAAAGTCGCCACTGACCCATTGGTTTTCACCACCTGTGGCTGTAACTTGTTTATTAAATCCTGGTGCGAATTTTACTTTTTGTAGCATACAAAATCTCTTTGTATTTAATTATACTAAAACTTGAATAGGATCAACTACTTTGGTTACTTAAATCTAGGCCCTTCCATAAAGAATACCAAGGTTTTTCGTTCTCCTTTAGTAATAGGTAGAACTCTATGAGATATTGGAGATTTAAACATAATAACGCTGCCGGGTTCGTTTAATTCCTTTACCAGCATTGGTTCATTTCGAAATAGCTCTAATTGTCCACCTTCATACTTTTTATCAGATAAGTTAATTATAGTCGTTAATTTAGTATCTGTGCATGCATTAGCAGATTCATCATAGTGCCACCCATAGCCGCCTTTGTTTTTTTCGGAATAAACATTAAAAAGACAGGCTGATATATCCTCTTTAGGATAAAGGTCATAACCAAAGTGTTCACGATTAATGTAATAAAGACGACTTGGTAAATCACTAAGTAAATGTTTTATTTTATTCCAGGCAATCACTTTAACAGAAGAACTTTTTAAAGGTTTTCCTTTTGTGTCGTGTGCTCCTTTTTCTGGAGATTCTAAAGAATCAAAATTTTTAAGAACAAAAGAATTTATTTTTTTAATTTGTTTTTTATTAAACACATTGCTCCAATACCAATAATCATAAGTTTTCATATTATTTTTTGAAATAGTTGGGTAGTCCTAAAAAATCTCTTTTATCAAATTTGTTTTCTTTTGCTTGTGTACTTCCTGCTTTATTATAATGTAAAAAAACTTGACAACAATTCTTTCCTTTAAAAGTTTCTCGCCAATGTTCTAACTCACAACCAGAATAAATAAGTATGTCGCCAGGCTTTTGTATAACTTTTATTCCCTTTTTATTTTCTTGTCCTGATGGTTCAATG